CGCTTGACCTCCCCGGCCAGCAAGAGCGCCAACGCTTCTGCGACGTCAGGCGCATCGCCTGACCTGCACATCGCATTCCTGGACACCGTGAACTCCAAAGTGCTGTGGGTGACCGACGAAACGTCCAACCAAGTCATCACGTCGGGCAACCCGGTCGACTTCCCGGTCGTTACCTACACGTCGCAGCAGCCGACCTAAGCCATGAACTCGCAACAGCGAAGCGCACTGGAGGGTCTCGTGGGGCGAGCTTTGTCGTCCAACGAGGTTGCAGCTATTGACCCGCTACTTGCGATCCGGAACGACGTGGCGATTGCTGCCGTCCTGTCCGAGGGTCGGGTGCGCTTGCAAAGCAAGTACATCGGCGCGGGCACCATCATCGCCGTGATGCGCCCGCACGGCCTGTCCGGTGGCGCGTTCATCGACCAGCTGGTGGCAATGGGCGCCACCGACCGTGACGTCTACTGGGCCATGGACCTGATCAAGCAGGGGCGTTTCGACATCGGCGAGCCGGCCGCACAGGTACAGATGGATGTGCTGGCATCGCTGCTGCCGGATTTTGCCCTTGGCTTGGCGGCGCTCAAGGCGCTGGGCCAAGTACCTGACCCGGTCAACTTCAACCACGTGTCCGACGCGCTGAACGTCGCTGAAGGAAGGATGACGCTATGAGCGGCGAAACTACTGTCGTCTTTGGCACGACCAAGACGCTCGAAGCGAATGGCGCCACGATTGCCAACAATGCGCTGGTGCAGGCCGACGATGCGACCTACGACATCGTGGCGGATGGTGGCAGCTATCCTGACGCGCAGTTCACCATGACCGCCACCTTCTCGGTCGCGCCGACCGAGGGCACGGTGTTGGCGCTGTACGCGCGACCGATCGACATCGACGGCACGCTCGACACCGATATCCCGGAAGTCACGCGCCCGACCCGCTACATCGGTGCCTTCGTTGTCAACAACGTGACCACCATCCAGCCGCTCGAGCTGGTCGCCTACGACGTGCCGATCAAGGCGGAATACTACGTCCACAACGTCGGCACCGGGCAGAGCGTCAGTACCGGCTGGACGCTGAAGGTCAAACCGCGCACCTACAAACCGGCGCCGTAAACCATGGGCGCGATGCTCCCGTTCCGGCGCTTCAACAGCCAGCCGACGTCGCTCGATGGGGTGGTGCTCAACCCGAAGCACCCCGCCATCAAGGAATTGCAGGTTGCCACGTTTGCCACCGACAGCGCGACGTTTTTCAACGTGGCGCAAGGTGTCCCGTTCAACGACCCGTATCCGGAGCTCAGCTTCACGCGGCAATCCATCACCGCGCAGGGGCGCGCCCGCGCAACCCACGGCGGCGCGTACCGTAACGAGCTGACCCCCGCGTCTGTCACGCCTCGCAGCGCGCTGAAAGTTTCCACCGCGCGCGGCAAACTCACGACGCTGATCTTCATCCGCCCCAAGATCGCCTCAGGTGCGTCGGCAGTTGGTACCATTCTTGCTGCGGGGGAGGCGCTTGGCAACTGGGACATGACCCAGATCAGCTGGGGGCCGAACAACAACATCAGCGCCAAGTGCGTCAACGGGACGACGATCACGTCCGACGCGCCACTGACCCTTGGTGGGTATTACGCCATCGCGTTCGTCAACGACGGCCCGAACTCCAGCCAGCGCCTGTACATCAACGGCGTGAAGCAATCCGGCACCAGTAGCTACGGCGGTAACGCTGGCAAACAGCTGGACAATTTTGTGCTCGGCGTCACCAACCAGGACGACAGCATCGATGTCTTTGCTGCCTTCGCCTGGTCGGATGTGCTCAACGACGCCACGATTGCCGATCTGTCGCGCAACCCGTACCCGCTGCTGGCGAAACAGCGTAGCGCCTCGGCGAAGCTGTCTGCTGCGTCAGTGGTAGTACGTCACACGCTAGCTGGCGCAAATGGTTTGCAGATCAACGTCTGCACAACCGCAGCAATTGTTCAGCACTACCAGTTGACGCTTGCAGCGTGCACGCAGGGCAACGTGTCAAGTTCGGGTAGTCTGGTCCAGCATTATAGACTGACTTCCTCCGGGATGCAACAGGTAAATGCTTCAGCAACTGGTGCAGTTTCTGAACGTCATAAGCCCGTAGCAGCCTCCATTGCACAAGTGAACGTTGTCACCGTTGGTGCTACTAGCCAACGACATATTCTAGCAGGTTCCGCATCCGCACAACAATCTGCAAGTTCGACGTCAACGGTGGCTCAACACCATAAGCTTACTGGGCAAGCGTCTAGTCAGCTGAACGTAACGTCGCTTGGGACAATTGGGGGCCTGCGCCACAACCTTAGCGCAGTTGGCGGTATGCAGGGCAACGGGGTTGCAACTGGTGCGGTTTCTCAGCACTTCAAACTCACCGCTGCTGGGTGTGGTCAACAGAATACTTGTACAGCAGGCGCAGCAGGGCAGCATCACAGACTCATTGCCGCAGCGGTTTCACAAAATAACGTGAGCCCGTTGGTGACGCTGGGGCTGACACGGCAGACATTGTCGGCGTCCCTGCCGGACATGCAGTTCAACGCATCACCTGCTGGTGTGGTCACGCAGCATTACAAGCTGGGTGGCACGAATGGTTTGCAGCGCGGGTCAGTATCCGTCGCATCAATTGTGCTGCACCATGCTCTCAGTGCTCTTGCTGCCACGCAGATAAATCTGGCACCAGCAGGCCTGGTTAACACTCGTCACGCGCTGGGCATAAACAGCTGTATTCAAGTGAACCTAAGCTCAATTGGGCGAATTCCGCTTTCCCAAGAAGCTGCACTTAAAATGCGCCACTTTCCCCTGATGGGACTGACACAGACTTACCCACTTGTGGGGCAAAAACAACACTACCCGCTGGAGGGGAAATGACACTTATCGTTGAAACTGGGCAAGCTCTCCCCGACGCCGAAGCTTACGCGTCGACTGCTGATGCCGACGACTATTTTCAAAAACGTGGGATCAGTATCTGGTTTAACATGACGGACACTGAGAAAGAACAGGGTCTGCGACGCGCCACGGACTACATGGTCCAGTGGTATCGTAGTCGCTGGCTTGGTGCACGTAAGTCTGTAGGTCAGGCGCTGGACTGGCCGCGTTTTAACGTGCAAGTCCTTGCAGACGGCGAGTTCAACTATGGGTTCAACAACTTCCCGTCGGACCGCGTCCCAAGCGAAGTAAAAAAGGCTTGCATTGAGCTTGCCTTGCGTGCTAGTATCGGGGAACTAAACGAGGACCGCTCACAAGCTGTTGTTCGCGAGACTGTTGGCCCGATAACCACAGTCTACGATCAATACTCGCCTCCGCACAAGCAGTTCCCGGCGGTGGACGGAATCCTCAAACCTTACCTGCGCAGCACGGGCGGGTGTGTGGTCAAACTCGGACGGTGCTAATTGGACTATGACAAGGTTGCTGGGAACGTAGCTCGGGCGCTCACGAAATATGGGCGCCCTGTAACGTTACGCCAGTATCCTACCGGGGGTGGAAGCTATGATGTTGCACTTGGTAAGGTTGTTCTCGGGCAGCCTGTCGACACAACTCGCCAGGCTCTCACTGCTGACCAGCCCGGGACTCAAATTCAGCAACGTTTCGGCCAGAACCGAAATGCGGGATCGCTCGTTGGTCAAGGGGAAAAATGGATTTACCTCGATGCGCAGGGCCCGAAGCCGCGACTCCAGGATCGAATCTCGTTTGACAACACGGAATATGCGATCATCGACGTCCAAGAACTAAAGCCTGGGCTTGTACCGCTGTTCTATCTTGTTGTGCTGAGGGCGTAATGGCAAGCTTGAATCAGGTTGCTCGGGACGACATGTTTCGCTTTGTGCTGAAGAGCAAGAACGCGGTGCACAAGGTGACGCGTGCTGTACTGGAGGAGATCTCGTGGCGTCTGATTTACCGTTCTGTCGTTGGTAATCCGGAATTGTGGCACCCACCTTACTGGCCAAAAGGATACGTCCCGGGGCACTTCAAGGCCAATTGGCAGCTTGGTAAGGATGTAGCCCCGACTGGTACGATTGACGGTCAAGACAAAATGGGTGCGGCAACGCTTGACCGGATGCGCAAGTCCATCGGTCGCTGGCCAGCTGGACATGTGTATTATTTTGTGAACAACGTGCCGTATGCGTCCCTGCTTGAGACAGGACTGCACAGTACACAAGTTCCACCACAAGGTATTGTTGGCCTGACCCGCATGGAATTCCCGCAGATTTGCCGTCAAGCTGAGCTGGACTACATCGACAAAGAAGGCTAACGTGTCCATCATTAAGATCAAAGGTGCTCTTGAAGCCGCACTCGATTCCATGGAGGGGATTATCCCTGCCGTGGCTATCGCTACTTGCGACGCTGGAAATCCTGCCGTGTTCAATACTGTGAGCCCGCACAACTTGATGACCGGTATGTCTGTTCGTCTTACCGGTGTCACTTTAGCTGGTGTGGTGCTTGACGGGGACTACGATGTGGTGGCTACGGGGCTTAGCGCTTTTACGCTGGTGCACCCTGTTGCGCAAGTACCGATTGCAAGCGCGGCAGGGGGTGCTGGCGGGGTTGTACGCGCAAACCTTACCGCGTGGGAGGGTGTGCACTTTAAACCGTTTGCCGGTGCACCTTACCAGCGTGTAAATCTGCTTCCAGCCACCCCTGAAAACCCAAGTTTTGGCGACAGCATGGTGCGGGAGATCGGAATCTTCCAAGTGACGTTGTACTATCCTGCTGGACGTGGAACTGGCGACGTCCTTGCGCGCGCACAAATGATCAGAAGCTTGTTCAAACGCGGCGCCGCGTTTGAGTCTGGAGGTGTGGTCGTAAAGATCCTTAAGACCCCAGCAATTGTCAACGGGCACCCTGTTGATGAATATTTTGCAGTTCCGGTTATCGTCAACTACCAAGCTGACGTGTTTCAATAAATAGCCTGCCGCCATGTGCGGCTCAATCACCGCGCTCGGCGGGTTTTTAAAAAGAGGTAGATCATGCCAAATATCGCAACTGGTATTAACAAGCTTCTGACGTTCAAGCGTCAGACCGGTATCGGCGTTCTCGCCGGTGCAACGCTGGCTCAGAACCTGCGTCGCGTTACTTCGAACCTGGACCTGAAGAAGGCCACTTACGGTTCCAACGAGATCCGTCCGTCGCAGCAGCGTTCGGAATTCCGTCACGGCGTGCGCAGCGTCGACGGTACGATCTCGGGTGAACTGAGTGTGGGCACCTACCAGTCCTTCATCGAGTCGATCCTGCGCCAAGGTGCACAGGTGGCCGTCAGCGTTGCGGCTGCTGCCAACGATATGACATCGGCGTCCACCGGCACCAATACGGGCACGCTGACGGTCATTGCAGCAAGCTTCATGGCAGGCAACAAGTTCAAGGTGGGCATGGTGGTCCGTCCTACGGGTTTCACCACGACCGCAACTGCGAACAACGGCGCCAACATGTTGATCACCGCTCTGACCGATAAAATCATGACGGTTGCACGACTGGACGGCCAACCGGTGGTCGCTAAGGTCGAAACCGGCGCCGTTACCATCGCATCGGTGGGTAAGCACACGTTCGTTCCGCAGAGCGGGCAGACGCGCGATTACTACACGATCGAGCACAACTTCAAGGACATCGTCCAAGCAGAGCAGTTCACCGACTGCGTGATCGACAGCCTGGACGTCAAGCTGCCGGCAACCGGCATGGCGACGGTCGACTTCGGTGTCAAGGGCCTCAACATGACGACCAGTACGGCCGGCTACTTCACGTCGCCTTCGCCCGTGTCGACCGGCGCAGCACTGGCTGCTGTGAACGGTGCAGTCTACATGGCAGGCGTTCCGATCGCTCTGATCACCGGTTTGAACGTCTCGGTGAAGGGCAACTACGCGCCTATCGGTGGTGTGGTCGGAAGCAACGTGGACCCGGACATCCTGCCTGGCGCTGTGGAGGTATCAGGCCAAGCAACGGTGCTGTTCACCGATGCAACCGTGCGCGACTACTTCATCAACGAGACCGAAGTGTCGCTGTACGCTGTCTTCACTGCCGGCAATACCCCGGGCGCGGATTTTGTTGCAATTTCCATGCCGCGTGTTAAAGTGGGTGGTGCTTCCAAGGATGACGGTGAGAAGGGCCTGGTTCTGACGGTTCCGTTCACCGCGCTGGAAAACGTAACGGGTG